TAGCGAACTTAAAGGCCGCTATCAGGGTTCACAAGAGTTCATTGAGATAAATGGAATCAAGGACATTAACGACCTATTCTCCTTTCTGCGAGCTCGGCAACCTGAGTACACGCTCAAAGAATTTAACTCTTGGATTCAATCGAATTTCAGTGACTCTGTTTACGACATGATCTATCTTTGATAAATAGTCTAAAGTTAGTAGGTCATGCAATACGTAATGCTATTTGAAGCCTTTGTTTCCGAAAAGAGGAAAACCAAAAATTCTCCAACTTGGAAGGATTCTGACGCCCCTGACGCCGAGGGCAGATTTAAGGAGCTTGGCATTAACGCTCTCGCCAAATGGCTCATCAGAACAAGGGGAGGTAACATGCAAAAGATAACAGGTTCCCTTAACCAGCAGATAGTCTTCAACCGCAATAAGAATCCAAGCTATGCCAAAAAGATGGAGAAGACCAGGGAAGCAGTTAAGCGAATACTCGCAAAGAGAAAGTAGGCTAGCCCAAATCCCAGTTGGGCAAAAATAAGTTAAAATATGAAAACCTACATAACTCTTGACGATCTAATGGATTTTGAAGTTTGGAAGGCCTGGAAAAACGGTAAACTTGAATTAGAACCTCTTTATACTGAAGAGGAAATTAAGCGAATGCTGTCGAAAGACGGTGACGCCTTCGGTCCAGGTAACTAAACTGTATGAAACCCAAGGAGCCCAAGAAAATACAAGACTTTCTTAAGCCTAGAGCTGGCAAAATCAAGCAGGGCTACTTTAAGCCAGCGAATCCGGCAAAGTACGTCGGTGACCCCACTAACATCGTTTTCCGCAGCTCCTGGGAATTCAAATTTTTAAAGTGGTGCGACTCTAGCCCAACCATCATTAAGTACTCATCAGAGCCGATTGGCATCCATTACTACAGCCCATTGGATAAAAGAGGTCACCTGTACTACATTGACTTCTATATTGAAACGGTCGGTCAAAATGGCGAGCCTCAAAAATGGCTCATTGAGGTGAAGCCGAACAAGTACGTGTCTCCGCCCAAAGCCCCCGAGCGTATGACCAACAAGCAAACTGCTAATTACGTGTACGCCGCAAAGCAGTACATCACCAATCAGGCAAAGTTCGAAGCAGCTCGAGAGTTCGCAGCCCAAAGAGGTTTGAAATTCGGCATCATTACCGAAAACTTTTTGTTTAAGTCAATATAGAATAATTAGATAATGATTGACCTACTTAAAGCTTACGTTGAATCCGGCTCAGTTGAAAATTTTCAGCAAGTTGGAGCATTTCACCGATTCGAGGATGAAGGCTCCTCGGCTGGTGGAATTCTGCCTGGTCACTTCTACACTTTCGTTCAACTTTTTCCAAGAGGAAACGACCAGTTGCCAAGCCTCGACGATTGGACAGGCGGCGTTGCTACTTCAAAACCGTATTTCGATAATCGCCCCATTTTTCTTGCGCTTGATCAGTACGGTCTGGGTCTAAACGTTAAGCTCATTCCAGTTCAACCGCGCCGTTTTTTCATTCGTAACTACATGAAGGCGATTCTGCCGATTCTCGGTAATTTGCTAGACGAAAGTGGCAAGCTCTTATCCATTGAGAAAAGACAAAGACTTCCGGAAATGAGGCCGTTTCTATCGATCAATCGAGGTAGAATTAGAAACACCTTTTTGAATCAACTCGCTGACCGCAAGTTTGATTTCCTGGTTGATAAATATAAAAGAGATGAAATGAGGTTCTTGAAGCTAATTGATTGGCCTCACGTTCCAAAAATTGGAGAAGTGAATTACCATGCCGATCCAACTATTGCTACAAGATCATCAATCTCAAATTACGTGAACACTTAAACCAATCAATAATAAATGGCAGGTTTCCTAGATAGTAATCCAATGAGAGGGCTCAGATCCCGCTTGGTAGAATTAAGTCGATTCGGAATGAAGTACGACGATCTACTCGTTAAAAACTCTCAAGCCATAGGCTTTATTGAGGGTCAAATGAACGCATCGGGCTTGAGCCTTGGTGATGACCTTATGCGAGCAACGCTCGCTCTGTCCGATACGACCTCCTCGCTAAAGACCAAATCAATCGCATTTTTTCAAATGGATTACATCTCCAAGCGAGAGAGGCTTAGGGATATTGCGTCAAATGGAGAAATCGAGTTTGTTCTAGAGACAATCGCAGACGATGCAATTGTGTACGATGACGATAACCGATTCTGTTACGCTAACGATCTGGTTGGTGAGCTTCAATACGTTGGCTCAAATAAAAAGCAGAGACTTGATTTTCAGGAGAAAGTTCTTAACAAGTACCAGGACAATTTTCAAAAGATTTACAGCCGTTGGGGATTCGATCAAGGCATTTCAGCTTGGCAGTACTTCTACCAGTGGCTCATTGAGGGACACCTGGCCTTTGAAATAATCTACGACGATCTCAACCGACCGACTGAAATTATCGGCTTTAAGGAGCTTGACCCGGCGACCCTCTATCCGGAAATGAGAAAGGACCCATCCGGTTCTCTAGTTTTACAGTGGGCTCAACGTGACCCGGTTTCAAAGCAGACTCGTAGCCTGTCAGATTCTCAAATAATCTACATTTCGTATTCAAATCACATGCGAACCAAGCGTGTGAGTTTCGTGGAGCGACTCATTCGTTCCTTTAACATGCTGCGAATCATTGAGCACTCCAAGGTTATTTGGCACACAATGCACGCCCCAATCAGACTTGTGACGACTGTTCCAATCGGCACCAAATCAATGCAAAAGGCAAAAGAAGACGTTAGGGAATTCACGAACACTCTAAAGGAGGACATCTACTTCGATGGCGACTCTGGCGAACTAAAGGTCGATGGAAAACCCAACATTCTCTTCTATAAGAACTACGTGGTTCCAGTAAACGATCAAAATCAACAGGTTAAAATCGAACCTCTTGAGTACACTGGACCGAACCTATCAGGTTCAGAGCTCTTGAAGTACTTTTACGAAAAGCTTAAGCAGGATTCAAAGATTCCAGGTTCTCGATTCTCAGAGGGCGGCGGAACTTTCACAATGAATGCTGAAGGCATCTCAAGAGAAGAGATCAGGTACAATAAGTTCATTCAACGATTGCGGTCAGCTTTTAAAGAGCTAATAACCAAGCCTCTTTACTTGCAAATGTGCTTAGACATGAAGGAGCTCAAGACCGATCCTAAGTTCGCAAATGCAATCGGCCTTAACTGGTACAACGATAACGTCTTCGAAGAGATTAAGGATCAGGATCTCATTAACAAGCGTCTTGCTACACTTAATGCCCTGAAGGCAGTTCAAAACGATGAAGGTAAGGCCTACTTCTCAACCGAATTCTTGATTCGCGAATACTTGAAAATGAGCGATGAAGATCTCCAAAAGAACAAGGACTACCTTGCAGTTAAAGAAGCTGGCGAGCCTGGGCCAGAAACTGGCGGAGCTCCATCTGCTGGAGGAGGTGCTGCGCCTGCGGCTGGGGCTGGCGAAGAAGCTGGTGGAGAATTTAAGTCGGAACTTGGAACTAAGGGCCAGCTCTAACGATTACTCGTAGAAGGCAGCAAACGATTGACGACCGTTAATCGTAATGTCTATTCCTAGGTTTGCTTTGTAGATATCAGCAAGATCATCGAATGTGAAGGCCTCCGCTCTAACATTGTATATCTTAGCCATCATAACGTATTCGCTAATTGCATCGTTCGCCTCCTTGTCAAGCGAATCCAGATCAGTTCCCTCGAATTGAAACAGGTACTTCGTCGCATCGAGCCCAAACTCAGGCTCGCCCAATACCTCACCTTTCCGGGTTAGCAGGGTCATTCTGACCTGGGTTATAGTGTTTTCTATATCGTTCGTTGACGATATTAATCCAGGAATGTAGTTTGGATCGTCTTCTGCTCTGAAATAAAAGTCTATCATTATTAATCTTTAGAAATTTACGAAGTACATCCAGTCCGCTGAGTTTTCGCCCTTCATCATTTCCATTACGGCGGCTAGCTCTGCATCGGCTTTCGTTACCATTGTCGTGTAGTTGACCTTAACTCCGCCCGGTAGGCTGTAGTCAAAAGAGGTTAACAAATCTCCCAAACGGATTTTAGCCTTTGCCCTAACGTAACGCTGAAACAGCTCATCCTCATACAGTTCCTCAGGCTGTATCTTTTTAGCGATTTGCAAAACGGCCGGTCTAACAGGAGTCCTACCGAGTATTGCAAGCTTTTTGGTGTTTTTATTGTAATCGTAGGCAAGAGTGTCGATCGTGAATGCCTTGGTAAGATCCAAAAACGAGAACAAAACCGTTCTGTACATTATTGATTCTCCAATGAATGGAGTCAAAAAGATCTCAGATCCTATGAACTTTGTATCGGCGAAATCCTGATCCATTGTTCCGAACATTGTACCGCCCTTTGCCTCTCTTACCTGATGAACGAACTGCACGCAATCCGGCAAGCGTATTGCTCTCTCGCGCTTAAACAGATCATTTGAAAAAACGTCCTTTGGTATTAGTAGATACCGTGCCTCAACCGCATGACGCCAATTGTCGTAAAAATACTTTTCAGCGATCGTGATGATACGCACTATCTCTTGCTCAGGTAAAGCATAGGGAAGCGCCTTCGCAAAGGTTAGCTCATTCTGAATGTCTAGTATTAAATCAGATTGGGTCATCGAGCGATTTTTATTTTAAGCGGCTGGAGCAGGGGCAGGTGGAGGAGTCGGAACTGGCGCAGCCGTCGTGGTTGAAGTCGTAGCGGCTGCGGCTGCCATTGCGGCCTCTTGCCTAGCGACTGCAATTTCTTGATCCACCTGTGCAATGTCCTGGGCCTTTTTCTTATCGGCCTCTAGAGCAATCTTTGATTTTTTAATCTCTAGAGCTGCAAGCTTGGCGGCAGCGGCTGCAGTATCCTCATTAACATCACGAACTTTTGAATAGTCAGGTTCGGTTTTATCAAGTTGAGCAAGCTTAGCCCTTTTTACCTGGTCGAATGTTTTATCCTTTTGAGCCTTTGGCATTCCGCCAGCAACCTCAATCTGCTTTTCCGGCTTTTGTTCTGGGGTGCCGGTTTTGAAATCTGTAAATTTTAAGATTCGATTTTTCATCTTCAGTATCTTTTTATTATTTATTCAGCCG